GATCAGCACGGCCTTCTGGTCATCGGTGGCGCCCGATTTGTTGATGGCGGCTATCTCTTTGGCGAGCTTCAGCTCAACCTGCCGAGCAGCAACCACTTTTTCGCGCTCACGGGTGGTCAGGCCCAGCAGGCCGATCTCATCCTGGTACAGCTGGGCTTCTTCCTGAGCGCTGCGCAGCCATTCGGTTTGCTTGTCGAGCAGGGTTTTGTATTCGGCGGTTTGGGTGGCGATCAGCTTGCGGCGTTGCTGCGTGAGCTCTTCGTAGAAAGCGACAACAAAGTCAGTACGGTAGCTGTCAGGATTTCTGTCGATTTCCTTCGCCTTGTCCTCCAGCAGCGCGAGCTTGTATTGCTCAATGGCGACCTTGCCTTTGCCCCACATGCTGTTGGAGGCCTCCAGCTCGTCGGCCTGGGTCTTGAGTTGGTCTGCGCTCTTGCGGGTGGCATCGACCATCTGGTCGTAGGCCTCTTTCGACTTCTTTAGCCCCTCCAGCCGGCGCTCTTCGCCTTGGACTTGCTTGTCCACAGCAGCAAGAGATTCAGCCGCAGTCAGAGCGCGCAACTTCTCGGCGCGCTGCACACCGGTCAGGCTTGTGGTGAGTTGCTGTTTGATCTGAATGACCAGCCTTTCGCCATCGGTCATCTTTTGGGCTTCCAGGCCCTGGGTCTTCAGGATCTCCAGGTACTGCTGCTGGGCCAAGGTTTTAGCTTTGATGCCGGCAACTTCGCTTTGGCCAGTGTTGTCGTTGGTCTTCTCCCTGATGGCGGCAATGCGCTTTTCCAGGTCCTCCTGCTTCAGCTTCCCAGCATTGATGAGTTGCTGCGCCTCATTTGTCGCACGATCAATTTCCTTTTTTTGAATAGCCTGCTTTGTGAGGTACTTATCGCCCTCTTGGAGCCACTTGATCTTCAGCTTCTCCATCTCATTGCCATCGGCGGTAGCTTTTGCCGCCGACTGCTGGGCGCTCACGACTCCACCAATGGCCGCAGCCTGAGCCTGGGCATAAGACAGCGCCTGCTTCAGCTCATCGACATAGGCCTTGCCTCCCTGAGTACCACTGAGGCTGGAGGCCCGAGCCAACTCATTCTGGATCTGCGCAATTTGCTGTTGGTATGACTCCAGCTTTTGCTCGTTGGTCTCGGCTCGGCCGACATTGAGCATGGCATCCCATGCCTCTTTGGCTTTGTCGGTGACGCCTTTCCATGCCTTTTCGAGGGTGCCGAGACTCTGGCCGATCTGCCCCGCACGCGAGGACATAGCCTCACCAAAGGCGCGCTGGGCAACGTCTGCGGCCTCACTGGCTCTGCCCTGCTCATCCAACGCCTTGACCTGCTTGTAAACGGCTGCAGTCAAGTAGTTGTATTGCTCATTGAGCTTGAGCGATGCCTCCACCGGGCTCTTGCCCAGCTCGGCAAATTGATCGATCGTTTTGTTGACGGCCTGGACGCCGACCTTCTCCAGCTTTACAGCAGCCTCGGTGACGATGCCCAGGCTTTCAGCCCCGACCTTGCCCGATGCCGCAGCCTGGGCCAGCGCATCAGCCGCTGCACCCTGGGTGACACCCGAGAGAGTGGCAACCGATTTAGCCTGGGCCTGCAGCTGGCCCACCGTCACACCAGCCGAGTTGCCCGTCAAGATCAGGGCGCGGTTGTAAGCCTCTGCCTCTTTGGCGCCTTGGATCATCGCGGTGGCCAGTGCAACTGCACCACCTCCTGCTGCCGTGAGTGCAATGCCCACAGGCCCCAATGCGGTCACCAGGCCACCCAGGTAGCTGCCTACACCTTTGACGGCATTGCCGATGCCGCCGAACGAATCCTTGAGCTGGCCGCCCTGCTGCAGCAGCACGGTGAGCGGGGCCTGCCCGGACTGCAGTGAGACCACGATGTCGGTGACCTGCGCAGGCACCTGGCGCATCGCATTGGCGGTCTGCGCAGCAGACACGCCCACACCCTGCATGCCAGTGGATACCCGCTTGAGGTCAGCCTCAACCTGCTGGGCGCCATCAAGCGAGAGAGTGATACCAATATTAGGTGCGGCCATTTACGCCACCCCCTTGCTTCTTATCCCGCTCGCGCTGCTCAGACAAAGCCTGCAGCGTGCCCAGCTCGCAGGCTTTGATGCAGCGCCAATGCTCAGCCAGCGCTTCGCCTTCGAGGCCCAGACCAGCACACAGGTCGGCCCGCACACCGGCATAGTCCAGGCCCATGTTGCCAGCCATGTCAGAACGCCATTGGGTTTGAAGGCCCATCCAGACCTGCCAGAACGGGACGCATTCCGGCCAGAGGTACAAAACCCCTTCGGACTCATCCACAAGATCGCGTGGACGCGCCACCGCAGAGATGGCTGCGGCCCATGCGTTGGCTGGCTGGGACGGTGCATCAGTTTCTTTCTCTTTAGGCTGGCGACTGAGGGCTATTGCGTGGGCCAGCCACCTCAGTTTTTTTCTTTGGCGCCGTTGTTGTCGAGATAGGCGCGGAACACCAGCAGCGCTACGCCAGGCAGGCGCAGCAGGCTGTCGAGGGCGTCGGTGCTGAAGGGCAGAGGCTGGCCATCCGCGTCATTCACGCCAGACCAGTCCTCGACCACGTCTTTGACGAAATCGTGCACCGATGCGGTGGCATCCGAGCCGAGCGCCGTCTTTTCGGCGATCTGGTCTGTGTCCAGGCGCCAGGCGGTGAGGGTGAAATCAAACGGCACGTCTTTGCCGATTTCGTCTGCGAAGGTGCCCTTGACCTTGAACTTGACCTTGGGGGCGACGACGATCTTGATGGACATGATGAAAATTCCCGATGGATGTGGACACCGATGAAACAGAGATCACACGGCGGGCAGGCTCGGGCCAACCTGCCAGGCGGCGATGCCGCCCTGCCGCATGAAACTGGATGCGATCAGCTCGCGTAGGTGATGAAGCGGCCCAACAGAGAGATGCTGGCCGTGACCTGGTTGACCTGGCCCTTGGTGATGTTGGGCATTTCGCTGGCCGACAGGTAACCGAAGCCGTAGCCCACACCGCCGCCGCCCAAGATCAGCTTGAAGCCCACCTGGGAGTTCATGCCAGAGCGGCCGATAGCGATCATTTGCTGGTAGGCCGCCAGATTAGGGTCATGGCCCAAGGTCAAATCCAGCTTCATGGCATCAAAGCCCGTTGGAATGACGATGGCATTGCGCTTGTTCAGCGGCTCGACGTTGATGGTTTTGATGTTGCCGCCGCTGCCCTGCACGTTCAGCACCTGCGGGATTTCGATCCAGGTGCCGACCTTTTGCAGCGTGCCTGCGCCGCTACCAGCGGGGAACTGATTGGTGCCGGTGGCATCCAGGCCTTGCAGACTCAGGCTGCCGGCATCGATAGTCGTACCGCGCCAGATGGTGTTCGATGCGTCTTCCCAGCCAGAGGTGAACAGCAGTTCGTCGTTGGTGGAGAAGCCGTGGGCCGCAGCAGACGCCACAGCCGGGTTCTGGTTGGTGATGGCACTCACAGTCTTGGCGGCGCCGAAAGTGGACAGGGCCGCAAAGAAAAAGCGCGTACCTTCAGCAATGGTGTAGCTCATGGCAATTCCTCAGAAATGGTTTCCAGCACATCGCTGGCGGATTTGAAAAATGAAGGTCACACAGACCACGGGTTCCACCTCGCCATCGAGGTCGAACTCATAGCCCAGCGGCTCGCACCACAGAACGCGGGCGCCGAGAGTGGGGTCTGCCATCACGGCCTGGTAGACCGCCGAGGCCACAGGGTCCACCGCCTCATCAGCGGGTTGACCTGGCTGCGCCCTGGCATAGCACTCGATGTTGAAAAGCGAATTCCAGGTGACAGGCATGCCACTGGCCAAGTCCGAGTTCTCGGAGGTGCGCCCCTTGCCGGGCTGAACAACCACCAACGTGGCCTCGCCCTTGGCGATGGGGCGAATGCGCGAGCGCTCTGCCGTGATGCCCGCCGCCTGAAGGACCGCTACCAGGGCATTGCCAGCGTTCAGGATCAGGTTCATGCCGGGCCTCCCAACAGCAGATGGGCCTCGCCGGCACCATTGCTGCGCAACTCAATGACGCGGTACTCCACGCCATCAACGATTACAGGAAGGCCCTCAGGACCATCAGGCACAACCGAGGCCGCCAGGGCAATGACGGGGGTGGTTCCACCCATACCTACCGATCCAGCGCCGCCTACCCCGTAGTCATCCGAAAAGATGGCATCCACCGCAACGCCATCGAGCAGGCAGACGCAGTTGCGTGTGTGGCGGAAAGCCACCAACGCAGTGCGCTGCTCCAGCTCGGCGAAACGGGTGGTTGGCATGACGGTGCTTTCCGGCCTGGTTAGACGCTGGTGGCGTTCAGACGCACACGGCCCGTGGTGTCGCCGTTGGCCTTGGCCAGCAGAAACACACCCACCAGCGAGTTGCCGCTGGCAGTGGTGGTGATGCGCTTGTTGGTGTCATCCCAGTAGGCCTTGGCGCCCTGGGTGGCCGTGTCGGTGGAGAGGGCCGTGAGGTCAAACACCCCTTCGGTGGCGCCCTCCACGGCCGCACCACTGGCGGCTGCAAAGGCGGCTACGGCAAACAGCGAGCCGACCAGCATGCCGACGCCAGAGGCCACGGCATAGGGCGCGGTCAAACTGACCGTATCGCCGCACTGAACAAAGTTTTTCATGGTGGATTGCTCCTATCGAGTGATCTGGTTCATTGATGGGCCGCCCGCAGGCGGCCCTGGGCCATCAGGCGCCGGCGGCCTTGTACAAGCCACGGAAGTCGATGGCCTTGGCGGCAAAGTCTTCGCGGCACTTGTACGAAAGGCCATCCACCTCGAAGCCCACTTCAGACTCGATGACGGGGCCCTCGAAGCCATCCAGGAAGCAGTACTCGACGGTGTCGATCTGCGAGTTGTCGGCAGCCAGATACCAGGCGCTGGTGCTGTTGGCATCCAGTACCGGCTCGACGATGGGCTCCAGAGCGGTGCGGCCACCAGCGCGGAACTCGTTCACATCGGTGGACTTGGCCGGCACATACTGGCTGCTGGTGTACTGGTAGGCCGTCTGCTCCAGGGCGGCCGGCACGATCAGGTAGCGCGGCGCGATGTTCAGCTCTTCAGACTGCAGGCCCTTCTGGGTGCGCATGGCGACACGGCCCGCCGAGATGGAAGAGAACTGCAAGGACGAACCACTACCCGAACCCAGGTTGGCATGGTTAGCATGGAACAAGGCCACACCATCCGACAGGGCCGCATTGCCCGTGAGCTGGGCATAGACCAGGCGGTTTTCCAGGCGGTTGGACGACGCGCCGAAGGCTGTCACCAAGCGGTCAAAGCCACGCAGGTCATCGTTGATGATGGCCTGGCGAGACAGCGCAACGATGCGGCCGTAGGTGACCACCGAATAGGTCTCGGCGCCATCTTTCATGGTGCCGTACTTGAACTCGCCGTGCTCATTGGTCTGCAGCAGGTCAGGCGCACCCGAGAGGGCCGTCACCTGGATGTTCTTGAAATCGGGCGCGTTGGGAGCACGGCGGGCCCAGATGCGGTAGGTGCCCGGGTTCTCGGTGTAGGCATCACGCAGGCGCTTGTTGGCCACGTTGGCAAACAGGCTGGAGAAGTCGGCCGTGGTGTTCATGCCGCCGCCACGGTACTGCAGCATGCGGGTGGCCACCTCAATCGGAGCCAGTCCACGGGTGCTGACGCCCTGCGACTCCAGAAAGTCGCGGCCCAGCTCGATCAGGCGCAGGCCACGGTACTGGCGGCCGTTGTCGTCCAACTGCTGCGCCGGGTTGATGCGGTTCAGGATGGCCTGCTGCATGCCGGCCAGGCGCGTGCCCATTTCATCCTGCACGGTGCGGACGTCGCGCACGTTGAGGTGGCCACCCGCACCCGCATCACGCGAGGCCAGCTCGTTCAGCACGGCAGCACGCGCCTGGTCAACAGTCTGACCAGAGCGGATCATGTCGGCAGCCAGGTGAGGCAGGCGATGGCGTGAGCAGAGCTCGACGATTTCCGCCGCACGGGCAGCCGCATCGGCAGCGGCCTGGGCAGCGGCATCAGGCTGAGCTGCTGCAGGCTGAGACCGGGTCGTATCAACCCCGGTTTGATTGGAGGCCGGAGCGGTAGCGCCGCCGGCGGCTTGAGTTTGAGGCATAGATCCTTCCTTTCGGACTTGGGTTTCGGCGGAGAGGCCCACCGCGGGCACGGGATTGGCTGCAGGCGCAGGGGATGCGCTGCGGGTGATGAATTCACAAGGCCAGTGGCGCAAAGCCGTGGCCTGCTGTTGGTCAGGAGATTCGCCGCCACCAGCAGACGCAGAGCGCACCTGCGAATCCATGTCGGCAGGGATCGTGACCAGCGAGACCTCATAAGGCTCCCAGTCAATGACGCGGTAGACCCAGGGGTCGCCGTCATTCATGGGGGCAACCATTTCGATGCGGTGGCGCACATAGCCCACAGAGACGTTGCGGATGATTCGGTCTTCGACGTCTTGCACATAGCCAGCCACTGAGGGGCGGCGGCTGAAGGTGGCGCTGCACAGGCCTTGACCATTCGAGATCGAGGGCGAATCGACCACGCCCAACTGGTCTTCCAGGTCCCAGGCGCTATGGCTATTGAGCAGAGGGGCGCCACGCTGCAGGCGATCCAGGCGAATGGCGCCATCCTCGACCACCAGCTCTTCGATGTAGGCGCGGTCGCGGTACCAGTCGTATCGCTGCACGCCCGCACCCGTGGTGAACACGATCTCAGCTGTTGCCAGCGGAGCCTGCTGGGCGTCGCCCTCAGCCGGCGCTGCAACGCGGGTGAATGCACGCAGCTCCATCGAACGCCCCGCCAGCGGTAGCGCATCACGACGAACATCGGTGGAAGGGGTGTTGATTTGAGGCATAGGGCTGATGTTGTTTAGTCAGGTGTCTCATTTCCATAAAAAGTGAGACGATTTTT